TGTCAGTTGTCAAGTCATGAACGCCCTTGTACAACTCTTCCTTAAAGCTTGTGGTCTGTGTCTGGACGATGCTCATTAATTCACCTGCAATCTGACCTGACCATCACGATAAGCATCCATACGCTGTTTGCCATCTCCCAGATTCTTGAGCAGAGCAATGGACTGCGTATAACGGTCTTCGTACAACCCTCTGTCTTCAGGCAGGACTTTCATATATGTCAACGCTTCCAACATCGTGGCATTGAACAGGGCTGAGTCAAAGTTGTCTCCAAGCCAAGTCGTGCCAGATGCGTTGGTTACTGTGCCGACGGTTACCGTAAACCCTGATCCCAGACCACCAATATCTGCCGCGTCTGCGCTCAACACATCGTTAGTGACGTAGTAACAACCGCCGTCTACCAAGCTGACAGAGGTAATGATGTTGCCAGAAATGATGATGTTGACCAAAGCGCCGTACCCTGTGCCGTTGGTCAAAGGCACATTGAAGTAGGTTCCGTTTGCGTATCCCGTTCCAGCATTGGTAATAGACAAGGTTGAAATCGGGCTTTGAACAATCGAATCCGGGTAGTAGTAATAATGCAGTTCTGCCCCATAGTTGGCATCAGGGGTAGGACCAACGATGAATGTCAGTTCATTAACATTCGATGAGACAGGACCAAACAGGGCGTAGTGTTTTGGCTTGCCGGTGTCTGATGGACCGGGATATGCCTCGCGGATAAAGTTCACATCCTTGTTCAGCAAATAGGAGTAATCCCCGCCGCCACTGGGATAGATTGCTAGGGAGTACACAGAGAGGAAGTCTGTCGGGCACTGGAGGTACTTGTTCCCGGACGTAAGTGTTCCCGTCACGTTCTTTCTCAGGTTTGCAATCTGCACCGTGTTATAGATGCGCTGCTCTGCCTGACGTATGAACGTGTTTATGATTCGCGGGTTAGACGCATAGTCAAAATCGTTTTCCGCGTAATCCTGAACTGTGCTGACAAGGTCTGCGTAGTTCATTTATCACCCCATTGGACCACGCGCCATCACACCCTTGGTTGCTGCACCGGTGCCACGAATCTTGATGCCAGAGGTCTTGTCGGCTGGGTAGTTACCCTTGCTGATCGTGCCAACAGAAATGTCCATGTTGTCCATGACCTTCGCGCCGGACTCGGTATTGACCTTGGGCTTGGTTGCCTTACCAGACATATCATGGGGCGCGGCGTAGGTTTTAGCCTGACCGACTTCCTTGCCACCCATTTTGTGACTGAACTTAGCCATTATCGACCCCTTCCGGTAGAACGCTGGTTCATGGCACGAGCCAAATTACGCCCATATTTCTTCATTTCTGAGCTTGTCACGCCGCCTTTGCTCATTTTATGCATACGTTTTTCATGCGCCTTGACTTCCTTATCGGCGATCTTCTTAACTTCTGACTTATCCATGTTTGCTCCTTATGTCACACTTACAGTCGCGTTTCCTACCAGCGCCTTAGACACCAGATTATTTGGTGTCAAAACGGCATCGTAATTTCTAGAACCACCAACCGGATACCAGCCCCATTGAATATCCCGTGAGCCACCTGTGGGGTATCCGGCATCTCCACCATTCGGGGCATCCTGTAGACCGTTTAAACCAGCGGTAAAGTAGGTCGTATCTGGACGCGGTTCCCGGACTGCTTGCGGATCATCCACTGGGTACATACCCAATTGCAACTGAGGATGATCAGGAGACCAGCACTCGTCACAAACTTTCAATTGGTACAACTTTGTTTTAACAACCTCATAACGAAGCTGCTTAAGTTTAAACCTAAAACCGCAAATATCACACTGGGCAATGCTCCATTTTCCAGAGGAATATCTGTTTCCCATCAGTAATAACTCCCACCAATGAAAGTTGCCCTTGGGACAAGTCTCAGAGCAGCTTTTTCCCGGTCTTCTCCTGCCGCCAGATTGAACTGTTCGTCATAGACAGCCTTCAACATATCCAGCCTTGATGCCATTTCTGGGATCTTCATGGCGATGTAATAAGCCAATCCTGCGACTAGGCATGGGTAGAACCTAAAGTTCATATCTGCCGTTTGGACACCGTTACCCGCATCCTGCACCCGGCGCAGTCTCCAGTAGGCAAGCGTGTAGGTCTGGGAGCCATCAGGCGTAGGCCAGACAGTAACGGCTGGAAGCTGCGGCGCATAGACCGTTGTGCCAGTGGTATGGGGTGCGGCGGTCGTGTTGTTCTGACCACGGAATATATTCATCAGGATGTTGCCAGAAATATAACCGTAGTAGATGTCTTCACTGTCAATCCGGATGTATCCACTTGAGGCTAAGTTATTTGTGGAACTTAGGGTGATCGTGTTGCTTGTGGCAGTAAGGTTGCCAACCAAGGTAGCCCCGGCAGGACCAACCTGACCAGACAACCGCTGTATCCAGATCTGGATTGGACGAGATTGGGTGAGCTTATTCGGGATTGTTGCGTAGGTCGATGCGCTGATGCGGCTGATGTTTAAATCAGTTTGCAAGTTCTGCTGGTTGGCGTTCGTACGAATAACATGCTCTAACAGGTCAATCGTGTCTATGGGTAGTGGGTATGTGTTTAAACCTTGCTCGAACGTAATCGTCCCTTGCTCGATTGTCCACATGTTGATACCACGGTTTGCCCACTCAATCGTCAAAAGGTTCATGGAACGACGAGCAGTCTTGAGATCGTAACCGCTGCGCATCTCGCGCCCAGCCCTCTCCCACGCCTCCTCGGCGATCTCCGTGAACTCCATATTGAATAGAGTGGAGCCGGTGGTTGTCATTTATATCATCCTTCCTTTGGTCTTACCGCGTTTGGCAATACCGTCTGCCCGTTTTGAAGCTGAAACTTTGCCACCCTTTTTCATGCCGCCTCTTGATACTTCACGGGCAAGTTCATTTAAATCTTCTTCAGAGCGTTTTTTACGGAATGGATAAGAAACCATATCTATACCGCTTGCGCCTAAAAGCGCGGGTGCGCCAGTAATCGCACGGCGCACTTTAGTTACAGTGCTGTCATCAGGCTTACCTGCAATGTATTTTTCGGCTGCACGAATTGTTGGATTATTGGCATCATTTTCCATTTCATCCGCAATTTTTCTTGCCTTTGTTTTGGGTAATTGATTTGCCATTATTTCCTCGCCGCTCTTAAGTTATCGACAAGATTGGGATAAGGTCTGCCAGCAGCTTTTGCCATCGCCTTGGCTTTTGCCTTCTTGGCTGGGCTAAGTTTCTTTGGCTTCCCTAGTCCTTCCGGGCGGGGCTTGTTCCAAACCTCACCGCCTTTGGCGTAAATCTCAACTGGGTAGTTGCCATCCCGTTTTTTAACAATTCGAGGCTTGGGAACTTTGGATTCCCGGATTGCCCCCATGCCCCGGCTTGCCATCATAGGATTCGTCCTTTCGTTTTGCCTTTTTTGGCAATACCGTCAGCAGCCTTTACATAACCACCCTTGCGGTAATTGGTCATGCCTTCGCCAAACTTTGCTTTGGTTGGCTTGCCCGGTAAATTGACGGGCTTTGACTTGTCGCCGGGTTTGCCGGGCAGAGGAACTGGTTTACCGTAAATACCAATTTCCATGTTTTCTTGATTCTTACGGTTACGCTGCTCCTGCTTGGCTGCGTCTATGTCTGCTTGAGTGACTGCCATGATTAATACACCTTACATTTGGTTTTGCCGCGTTTGGCAATGCCGTCAGCGCGAGTAGATGCACTGCTTACCTTGCCGCCAGATGCATATTTCTTAACTGGCTTGGCTTTGACCTTGCCACCCTTTTTAAAGTTTGGACCACCTTCGCCAGCCATGCGCTCAAGATCTGCCTCCATTGCCGGGTCAAGGCCCATTAGACGAGGACGATTACCCATTGAGCTAGAAAGATCACGAGAGGCCGCACCACCGCCAACATCAGGGCGCATCAGGCGCTGACGCAGACCTTTCATGCCCATGCCTGCGGCTCCAAGACCTGCCATAGTTGCAGCCAGCTTTCCGCTGTTGTCTTCAGGTACTGCCGTTCCAGCTCTGGTACGTGCAACGCTGCGAAGCTCGGATGTCTTTGGAGCCTTTAAACCTTCCATGCGACGCTGTGCAATACCTTTTTCGTCCGTGCCAAAACCACTTGCACCAGTACTAATATTGATTGGTTTTTTGTTTTGTTTTGCAACAGGACGAGGACGAGGACGCGGGGTAACTTTAGGACCCTCTACACCGGGAGATACACCACCTTCTCCAGTTCCTTGTGCGGTCAAAGCACCACGCAAACCAACTGGCATGGAAACTTCTGGGGTATCA